CTGGTACATCAACATTCTGGGAAGCCGCTCTTCGGGCGCTTGGTCGGGGTTACTCCGGTAGTCCCAGTCAATCAGTCGTTGGTCGATAATGAGTCGATGTTGATTCAACACTGGTTCAAGAGTATCGATAATGCGATCCTCCTTACGGGTGGTAGCGCGAACCTCCTCAAAGTTCATACCGACTTTCATTTCGGTGGCGTGTTTCCGCATAAGTTCCATAATGGCGCCATCACCGAAGTTGGATTCGATGAGGCAGGAGGACGCACCATAACGTTTAGCCCGCCTAAGGATCTCGCAGAGGGTCTTGTCGGAGTATCCATCCTGACTGGCAAAGATGTCTCGGATAAAGAGGAACCCGTTTATTTGACTCAGGACAACGGCAACAGTCTCGTCTTTCCCGCGACCGGAGGGGTCCACAGCAACAATGGTCTCCCCCCAGGGGACAAACTCTCCTTCCCGTTTGGGTCGATGCCATCTGTCCCCGGGAAGGGCGACAGCCGGGAGATCCAACAGAGTCTCTTTGTCCGCCCCCCAAATCACTTCCGAAGGCCCCTTTTGTGGGTCTAGTGGAAGTACGGAAAAGTCGCTGAGCTTGAGGGGGAACTTGAGGGCGTCACTAAGGCTGGTATCCAGCATGAACTGGAGCATAAAATTGCTCCGAGACATCGACTGTTCTCTCTCAAGAAGGTTGATCTCCGAGAAGCGGGTATCTGTTGGGGTCCAGCTCAGTGTGTCGTGTCCCTTGGTGTCGATGTCTCCCTGGAGCTGTGGGGCAAGAATATCTTCATACCCAACAAGGTTCTTTGGATACCGAGCAGGCCAGACAAAGGGGCGATAATTTCGCTCTCTCAAAGTACGGTAGATGGTAAACGTGGTTTGAGGCGTCCCAAGGAAAACGATACGTGAGTCTGCTTTAGGGGTAAGAACGGATTCCCCTTCAGTTACTAGCTGAAGAAGCTTCTCTCGCATCATGTCGGTGGCAGAGTTAGAGGGAACCTCCACGTCATCAAAGACAATTAGGTCAGCCCGGCTTCCCGTTAATTGCCCGGTAATACCAACGCTCTTGACCGATGGGGACTGGGCAGGGCGACACCCGGCAATGTCAAAGGACACCCGACTCCACCGTTGGTCATCGTCTTGGGGTCGCATGTGGACCATCCAGTCAAATTCAAGGATACACTTTTGACAAAAAATGGTAAAATCATCCGCCCTTTGTTTACTTGCTGAAACAACAAGGATCTTCTTGTCTCTGTCGTTCCAGAGTGTCCACAACACAAAGGCAGCAGCAATCCACGACTTACCAAGACCCCGAAACGCTTGGATTTGTAGACGCTTGGGACCGGACTGAAGGTACTCGGCAATGGCAAGTTGAGCCCTTGTTGGTCGAGGCAGGTCTAGCGACTTCCATACAAGGGAAAGAAAAACAGGGAATGAATTTGAGATACGTTCCTCTATGGTCCTTCGAGGATCGCCTGTAAGGCTGTTGTTTTTAATCATACGGTACAATACACCTTTAAGGGGGTTGAGGGGCCTAGGATCGTCTCCTTGACCCCTGCGGTGACTACTTACGCTTCTTACTCTTCCCAGCTTTGGAAAGGGCGATAGCAATAGCTTGTTTTTGAGGGCGGCCTTCCTTTACCATCTTGGAGATGTTTTTGGAGACGGCCTTATTTGAGGAGCCGCGAGATAGGGGCATGTGATCAGCGATTCAAACGACGCTTACGGATTTCGGCTTGACTTAGAGCAGAACTCTTCTTTTTAGGAGTTGCAGTAGTCTTGCTTTCCATCTTGGGAGGCTTAGGCGCACCGATCATTTGACCGTACTGTTCTCCACTCCTGACGGGACCGATGCTGGAAACTGCGGGCATCTTGGGCGGAGGAGGAGCACTAGGACCCTTAGGAGTGGTCGTAGCAGCAGGGCGGGAAGCGGTTGGCCGGGAAGGCGCAGTGGAGCGTGCTGGGGCCGTAGAACGAGAAGGGGCAGAACTACGGGAAGGAGCAGACGTACTCCGTGTGGAACGGGTCGGAGCTTTTGGAGTCGTGGCTGCTGGAGGCTTGGGTTTCGGAGTTGCAAACCGAACTTGCTGATTACCGGGAACGTAACGACCATCGGTAGCAGGCTTACCCGCACGTGTGGGCTTGGCTGCTTTAGGGTTGGTACGACGACCAGCACTAGGAGCTTTCCCACCTTTGTTCATCTTCTGAATAAAGGGAGACTTAGCAAGCTTGTCAAATCCACCTTTAACATCAGCAATTTGAGAAGCAATAGCAACTGGAAGGGCCAGGCGTCCGGCGCCTTTAGCCAGATTGCCAAGTCGGGTCGAAGCAACCGCACGTCCAACAGCTTGGTTGACACGGTTGGCACCAAACATCCGGTTAGCAGAACCCGCAGGTTGACCAACACGGTTAGGACCAGTAGTTCCACGCGAAGCAGTTGCTTGACGCGAACGGGCACTAGTACGCCGAGGGTTTTCAGGCTTGGCATTGCCTTGACGAACAATGGCTCCACCACGCCGACCCGGAGGCAAAGCAGGGCGCCCACCGCTTGGTTTAGCAGCCGGTTTAGCCTGACTAAAAGGAGTCCGAGTAGTTTTAAATTCAGGTTTTGGAGCCCGGGGTCCTGCGTCTTTAATAGCAGTTGCTTTGCTTCCAGCACCACCAAACAAGTTTTTGCCACCCCCACTGGGGGTAGAAGGCTTGGCAGCAGGTTTGGGTTTTGGCTTAGCAGCGGGCTTAGGCTTGCTCATGGTCGTACCGCCTTGAGTACGAACACGATTAGTCGTAGTGGATTGGGGCTTAGACCCCTTAGGTCCAGTCAGTACCTTATCCTTTTGAGAAGCTTTTTGTTGAAGCCGAGTAGGCTTTGCGGGTTTTTTGGGGGCCATAACAATCAACCTTGGGTAACGGTTGCCACAGGAAGGGCAAACAGGGTACCGGGGCCGATCAGTTGGCAGGACAGCGAGTCCCCAACAACGTACCACTGTCCCCCACGAACCAGGGTAGCAGCGGTCACAGCACCACCAGAAACGGTGATGTTAGCGGTAGCGCCATAGCCGGAGCCACCAGACAGCGCGACCCCGTTATAGGTGCCATTGGTATAACCAGACCCGTTAACGCGGGTGCCGAAGGTAGCGATACAGCCGGTCTCAGCGCGGGTAGCAGTCCCCGTCACCTTTGCGGTAGGCAGAGTGGAAGGGTTGGTCCGGGCCCGACGAACGGTGCGGATAGCAGTCTCAGCAGCGTCAACCGTCGCGTTAAGAGCAACAGTGGTAGCCGCAGCACCATAAGAAGCAGGAATCGTGGTGGTGGTGGTTACGCCCCCAGACACATTGGTGGTGGTGTGAACTTTGTTGTTTTGTTGATTCTCATCACGCTTACCGGGGGCGTTAGAGATACCACCGTAAGTGGTCGAGTCAGCAGTAGTAGACATGAGCTTTACTTAATAAGAAATAAGTTAACGTTAACTTGTAGTCCAGGACAGGACTTTGGAGAAATTAGAGTGGTCAAAATAGTCTTGACCAATCCACCAAGATAACCAGTGGTTCGAACCTTTGGACTGGTTGCACTTGAGACAGGCAGGTACGACATTAGACGAAATGTCATGTCCTCCTTTAGCTTTTGGGGTGACGTGATCCAGGGTAAGATCCTGTTTGGATTTGCAATAAACGCATTCGTTATTCCAATGTTCCTTGATCGATTGCCGCCACAATCTTTTAGCTTCGGAGGATGTCATGGCCCTTAAGTTGTAAAGGTAATCGGAAGGGGCTTTCAGAACCATTAAAGGATCCTGTGTGGTTTACTTCTTCTTTTTAGGAAATCCTGCTTTCATGTTTGCATACGCCGCTTTAGAGATTGTGCTCTTGCTTTTGGGGCGACTTGTTCCAGCGGCCCGGCGCTTATTCATGTTGGCGTAAAGACCAGGAGGCTTAGCGTTTCCTTTGTTCATTTCTTTGTGGGTTTCCCACCCGCTCCGTTTCTTGCACGATTCTTTGAGGGCGATTCCTTTACTAGACGGCCGCTCTTTGTGTGAGAAAGATCAGAGCCTCCCTTACCCATAACGCCACGTTTCCGTCGCGCATCAGCAAGTTCGGCCCGATACTTCCTATCCTGTGGGGATTTGTTTTCTTTTGTATCGTAGGCTAGTTTCTTTGCGTATGCTTCGGGGTTATTCCGATAATACGCAGCACTACGCCTAGGGGTAGTTGTTTTTCGAGGCGCCATTATTGTGATCCGTAAAGAA